TGATTATTGATTACGCCGACCGATGGAAGGCCGATCGGGTCGGGATCGAGGTCAACGCATACCAGAAAGCGCAGTATCAGAATACACTCGCCGAACGTCCCGACCTGAAGCTGATCCCGATCTTTACGGGCAAAGACAAAACGACACGGGCGCACAAGTTGACAGCCTACTTCGAGGCGGGTCGGGTATACTTCGCGCCGGGAAATCAGCGGGTGATCGACGTTCTCGTGACGATGCCCGAGTCGGACCTGAAAGACCTGTTCGACGGGTTCGACCTTGCCCTGTCGGCCGCGTTCACGAGAACACGTCGCAAGCGCCGGCGGGAACCCGGGCTTATGTAGGGGTGAAACATGGATCAGGCAGCAAAGGGTCGGGAACAGGCGAAGCGGGGGAATCAGTTCCTCCGGGCGATCGTGATCCCGATGTCGAAGCAGGCCGGGTACGATCAGCAACTCGCGAAGGGATACGCCGGCGACGCCGGCGACGTGTCGATCCGCAAGGGCGACGCCGCGAGTCGGACCCGGGAACTTCCCGATCCGTGGGCCGAGTTCAGGCCGATCGTCGGCGAGTTGATCGAACCGCCCCTCGACCTGCTATCGCTCGCCTCCGTTCCCGAGGTGTCGCCGATCCTCGGCCCCTGTATCGCCGCGATGGCCGTGAACGTCGCCGGGTTCGGGTGGCGCCTCAATCCCCGCGCGAAGGCCGGCGAGAACGACAAGGCCTTCGCGCGTGAACTCGCGACCGAGCGCCTCGCCGTCGAGAACTTCCTGACCGGGTGTTGTTACGTCGACGGGTACTCGTTCACCCGTATGCGGAAGGAAGGCCGACAGGACCTCGAATCGACGGGGAATTGGTATACAGAAATTCTCCGCGACGCCTCGGGCAAGGTCGACGGCCTTCACCATCTACCCGCTCATCAAATGCGCCTGACGACCGAGGAAAAAGAGTTCACCGAGGTCGCCCTGAACCGGGTCGTCGGGACCCCCGACGGGAAGTTCAAGATCGTCAAGCAACGGGCGTTCAAGCGGTTCCGCCGGATCGTTCAGTATCGGGGCGGGATCTACCGGTATTTCAAGGAACTAGGCGACCCCCGGATCATCCATGCCGACACCGGCGAGGTCGTCACCGAGGAACAGGCCCGCGACTGGCAGGGGACGGGCGACCCGTTGCCCGAGGTCGACCGGGCCTCCGAGGTGTTGCATCAAAAGATTTACTGCGCCCGTTCCGCGTACGGCCTGCCCCGATGGGTCGGGGCCTTGCTCGCGGTCACGGGTACGCGCCGCGCCGAGGAGATCAACTTCGCGACGTTCAACAACAATCAGATCCCGTCCCTCGCGTTGCTCGTGTCGAACGGTCAGGTCACCGACGGGACCCTGACCCGGATCGAGGAGTTCGTCGAGGACGTGATCCAGGGGAACGACTCACGATCTCGGATGCTCGTGATCGAGGCCGAGGGCGCCCTCGAAGGGCCCGACCCCGGGAACGTGAAACTCGACCTGAAACCTCTGAACGAGGCGCAGATTTCCGAGGCCCTGTTCGGCGAATACATGGCGACGAACGAGACGCGCACACGCCGCACGTTCCGCCTGCCGCCCCTGTACCTCGGGGACATCGAAGATTACAACCGGGCGACGGCCGATCGGTCGCACCGCCTGACCGACGAACAGGTGTTCGATCCCGACCGCCGCGACGAGGATGAAACCTGGAATCAGCGCCTGCTCGTCGAGCAACTCGGGATCGTGTATCACGAAATTCGGACGAACACGCCGAATATCACGAACGACGAGGACCTGATCAAGCTGATCAAGGAAGCGGAAAAGGCCGGCGCGATGACACCCGATCTCGCGCGCGCCCTCGTCGAGGATATCCTCGGCCGCGACCTCGACCTGTACCCGCTCGCCGAGACGGTCCCGGGCGATGTCCCGTTCTCCCTGACGATGGCCGAGGCCGTGAAGAATCAGGCGAAGCCGAACGAGGTCGGTCAACAGGTGACCGCCCTGAAGGCCCTCGGGATCGACGTGCCCGAATCCCTCGACGGCGTCGCCGTGGTCGACGGGTTGCTCGCCCTCCGCGAACGGTTCGGCGACGAGATCGCCCGGCGGGTGACGAAGGGTGTCACCGGGGTCGACCTGCCGCCGGCCGAGGCCGAGGACGCCGGCGCCGACCCGGCCGAGGACTGAACCGAGATCGCCCCCTCAGAGGCCCTCAGAGGCCCGTGAAGGGGCGTCGACGCCCGCGGAGGTATCCATGCCCCGGATCGAACCCCGAGGCCCTCAGAGCGCCGCAGAGGCCGTCGACCTGTCGGCGACCTCGACCGAGGTCCTCGTCGCCGGGGTCGAGGCGATCGACGAGATCGTCGCGAAGGCGACCCGCCTTCACCCGGGCCTCGCCCGCCTCGCCCGGTTCGAGGACGACCTCGCCCGGCGCCTGTGGGCCGAGTGGAAGCGGGTCGCCCCCGGGGCCTTCGCCGCCGGCCTGAAGGCCCTGCCGCGGGACGACAAGCCGATCACCGTCGGCGACCTGAACCGACTCGACCGGGCCCTCGCGCGCGAGGTGCGCGCGCGTTTCTCCCCGGGGGCCTCGAAGGTCGTCGCCGACCTCGGCCCGCGTATGTACCGCCTCGCCCGCGAGATCGGGATCAATCGCGCCGCCGGCGACGACCGCCCCCTGACCTACCGGGGCGAGGGGACGACTCCGATCCTGAAGGCGAGGATCACCTCGGTCGAGCCGGTGTTCGGCGCCGTCGACGAGGCCGCCCTCGAAGGGATCGAGTCGTACGGATCGATATGGGCCGGCGACCTGTACGACGAGGAACTGTCGGCCGCGATCCGACAGTCGGTTCGCGAGAACATGATCGAGCAAGGGATCGGCCGCCGCGAGGCCGGTACCATGTTACAGGACAACCTCCGAACCGCGGTCGGCCTGAACCCGACCGAGATCGCCCCCGCCTCGTTCCTCGTGTCGCCGCGGAAACTCGCGAGTTACTTCACCGGCCTCGCCGCGAACACCGCGACGGTCGCCCGCGTGACCGGCGAGATCAATTCGTTCGCCGAATACGGGGTGACCGCGTATCAGATAACAGCGATCGTCGACGAACGAACGACCGAGCAATGTCTCGTCATGAACGGGAAGACCTTCACGGTCGAGGAAGGGGCGCGACAGGCCGCGAGAACAGCGAAGGCCTACGTCGCCGCCGACAGCGCCGACGAACTTCGCGAGATCCTCGGCCGAATTCATCCTTGGCCGAACGGGACCGAGAACAGCCCGGCGAACTTCGCCGGGTGGTTCGAGTCGCAGGCCGGGTTCAAGCCCCCGGCGCCCGGGACCGATTTCACGCCGGCGCAACGCGCCGCCGCCTCGCGCGCGGGGTTCGCCCTGCCCCCGTATCACTGGCGATGTCGGACGACCGTTGACATTGCCCCCGGCGCCGAGTTGATCTAGGGGAGTCGCATGAAACACGAAACGCCGAACGACGCCTTCGAGATTCTGACCGCCGAGGTCGACCTCGACGGCCTGACCGCCGCCGCCCTCGTCGAGGTACACGATCAGGCGCACGCCCTGTACCACGTGACGAAGGGCGAGGTCGCCGCGCACCTTCACGCCCGGGTCGTTCAGGCGATGGTCGATCAGGACCTCGAACACCCTCCGCCGCCCGCCGACCCCCTCGACCTCGGCGCCGCCGAGTTGTTCGCGATCGCCGAGGCGACCGTCGGCAAGGGGACCCGCCTCCGGGGGCCGGGGGCGATATGGTCGAGCCCGGCCGGGAAGCAACGGATCGCACACAAGATCGTTCGCCTGTTCCCGTCGCACAAAACCTACGTCGAGCCCTTCGCCGGGTCGGGCGCCGTCCTGTTCGCGAAGGAACCCGCGGAGGTCGAGGTCCTGAACGATCTCGACCCCGAAGTCGCCGAGGCCTTCCGCCTCGTTCAGGGTTGCACCGATGAGGACATGAAGCGCCTGAAGGGTTGCGACTGGCGATCGAAGCGGAAGACGTTCGACCGCCTGTATAAGGCGAAGCCGACCGGCCGGGTCGAGCGCCTTCACCGTTTCCTGTATCTGACGAACTTCAGCTACTTGAACAAGCGACACGATGGGTTCGACCCGTACTCGGAACGAATGGGTCACGTGTCGACGATCGCGAACCGGGTCGAGAAACACCGGGGGCGCCTGAAGGGTGTCAAGGTACACAACGGCGACTACGGGGCGATGATCAAGCGGTACGACTCGCCCTCGACCCTGTTCTTCCTCGACCCCCCGTACCTTGGCTACGGGGCGGTCAGGATCAACGAAAAGGGGTTCGACGAGGAAGCGTTCGCGAAGCTGTTACAGGGAATCAAGGGCAAGTTCCTTGTGACATACGGGATCAAGGGCAAGCTGCCCGGGTTGCTCGCCGACGCCGGGTTCAGCGTGCGACGGGCGAGCGAGTCGCGCGAGAATCACCTCGCGCACGGGGGCGCGAAGCGCCGGGCGTATATCATCGCGACGAACTACGATCTCGCTCGCAAGGGCGACGCCGACGCCGGCGACGAGGACCCCCTCGCCGACCTCGGCCTCGACCTCGCCGAGTGGACCCCCGACGACGCGATCGTGATCAAGGCGACCGCCCCCCTCGCGAGCGCGCCGCCCGAACGCGACCGCCCATACCCGTACGTGTTGCAGGAACACTTTCGGGGTCGGGGCGTTCACACCGACCTGCGTATCGTGAAACAACCCGGGAAGACCCTCGTCGGGTGGACCCTGAACACGGCGATCGCAGGGAAGGTGAAGGAACCGATCGAGACACTCGCCGAGGCGAAGGCCCTCGAACGTCGGGGCGGGTACTCGAAGATCGACGCCCGTTCGGGCGAGTGGAAGCAACCCCGGATCGTCGCCGAGCCGAAGGGCCTGATCCCGGCCCCGTGGCTCGATTTCGAGGGCGTGATCAAGCCGGGCGACCCGGGCGCGACCGGCGACCTGCCGGGTGTGGTGAATGTGGTCGGCGAAGGCGGGATCGAGTACGGCCTTCAAACCCCCGTGTTTCATGAATACTTCGGCGCCTCGGGCCCGGTGAAGGGGCGCCTGATCTTCCGGCGTCTCGACCTCGCGAAGATGATCGCCGCCCTGCCCGAGGTCCTCGACGAGGTGACCGACACCGACGACCTCGTCGCGAAGATCCAGGCCGACGCCGGGGTCGCCGCCGTGATCAGGAAACACGCCGCCGCCGAGGACCTCGACCTCCGCCTCGTGAAGGCCCTCGGCGAACGGGTCGGCAAGGTGATCACCGCCGAGGCCCTCGACAATGCCGGCAAGATGAACCCTGCCGGCGGTCGTTTCCAGGCTCCCGACGAAGGCGGCCGGGGCCGGCAGGGCGGTACCGCCGAAGGCCCGGGCGGCGCGTGTGTATGCCCGGCCTGCGGGTACGTCGACGAACACGAGACGGGGGCGCCTTGCGCCGATCGGATCTGCCCCCGTTGTGGGGCGCGAATGTCTCGCGCCGAGGCGAAGGCGAAGGCCGACGATCGGGCCCGATGGATCGCGATGCGACCCGAGGACCCAAGGCCGGCCGTCCTCGACAAGGGCGCCGCGATGCCGCCCGACGGATTCTCGGCCTTGCCTCGCGCCGTGCGCGTTCAGGTGCCCGCCGAGTTGCGTTTCTGGAAACAGACCGGCGCGAAGGCAAGGTCGACCCGCGACGCCCTCGTCGACGCCCTCGGGAAGGGCGAGGTCGAGATCGAGTTCGACGCGACGATCGCGCGCAAGGGCGCGCCGCGTTTCGTACTACAACGCGAAACCGGCGCCCGCGACCTGTACCACGTGAGGATCGATCCCGGGAACGGCGACGGGGTCGTTCACTTCGAGTTCGCCGACGACCCGACCGGCGAGGTCGCCGGCCGACGCCTCGACGAGGCCGGCCTCGTCGGGTACGACACCGCCGGCGAGATTCCGACGAATCACCGCCTGAACGTCGCGAAGGGCGACACGGTCGTCGAGGTCCTCGACGAGGGCCCCGCCGCCCTGTTCGACCTGACCGACGACGAGGTGAAGGTCGCGTTCGTCGGCGAGGTCCTGAAGGGCGGGTTCGCGATCGCGCGAGACGGCGAAACATGGAACAGCGCCCCGACCGACGATGTCCCCGAGGTGAACATCGCGAAGGCGATCGAGTTCACTGTGATCTCGAAGGCCGAGGAACGGAAACTTGTGACCGGGATCGTCCTCGAACCCGAGACGGTCGACGCGCAGGGCGACGTGTACTCGAAACAGGTGATCGAGGATGCCTGTCACACGTTCCTCGCGAAGTACCGCCTCGGGTCGCAGATGGGCCTGAATCATGAAACTTTCGGGCAAATTGGCGTGACACTTGTCGAGTGTGGTATTCAACGGGGCGACACCCGGATCAACGGGCGCCCCGTGAAAGATGGATCGTGGATCATGACCATTCGCGCCGACGACGATCGACTATGGGCCGACATCAAAGCGGGTCGGTTCACAGGATTTTCGATCGGAGGTTCGGCAAGGGTGGTAGGATAGGATTCCGATCATGCCTAGTTTCACGAAACAGGGTGACAACACACCGCGCCGGCTGGTAAAAATCGAGCCGGAGGAGGTGTCCCTCGTCGGGCGCCCCGCGAACGAACGTGAATTTCTGGTTCTGAAGGGAACCGCCAAGACACAGGGAGGCGAACCGATGGGGATCTTCACCGACGACAAGGGCAAGGGCAGCGACAACGACACCCCGATCGCGAAGGGGATCACCGAGGTCGGGACGTACCTCGAAGGGATCTCGAAGGGCGACGACCCGTTCGGAGGCGAGGTCGCCGACGACGCCCGCGCCGAGATCGTGAAGGGCCTCGGCGAGGACCTGACCAGCGCCCTCGGGACCGTGGTCGAGGGCCTGTCGAAGTTCGTCGGCGACGAGGCGATCGAGTGGCCGGGCAAGGTCGAGGCCCCCGAGGGCGAGACGCCCGTCGCGAAGGCCTTCGAGATCCTGACCGACCTCGACGCCGCCGACCTCGACACCGAGGTCCTGAAGGCCGCCATGCCCGACGACCTGAAGGCCGCGATCAAGGCGACGACGAACTTCCTCGGCCGCGCCCTCGCCGGCAAGTTCCCCGCCGCCGGCGACACCGACAAGGGCGACAAGGGCGCCGGCAAGGTGTCGAAGGGCGCCGCCGGCGACACCGACGGCGGGACCCCCGCCGGGACCGAGATCGACCCCGAGGCCCTCGACGACGCCCTGACCGGTATCCTGAAGGCGAAGCGGATCACCCCCGCGCGCATGAAGGCCCTGAAGGAATTCCGCAAGGGATTCGACGACCTGCTGAAGGCCTTCGGCGCCGAGGACGACGAGGAAGATCCCGACATGAAGGGCAAGGCCGCCGGCAAGGGCGGGAAGGGCAAGGTCGCGAAGGGCGAGGCCGCCGCCGACGAGGGCGACGGGGACGCCGCCGCCGACGAGGGCGACGACAAGCTCGACAAGATCCTGAAGGCCGTCGAGGGCCTCGGCGAGCGTGTCGACAAGATCGAGAAGACGCGCACCCCGAGCAAGGAACCCGCCGGCGACGACGGCGACGGCGGGACGAAGGTGAACAAGGGCGACGACGGTGTCGGGTTCGGCGGGTTGTTCCTGCCGACGGGACACCGATAGGACAACCCCCGAACGGCGGGGGCCGGGATGATCCCTGCGGAGATACACGAAACTACGGAGGACACTGAGCCATGACGAACGAACAGATCGTCGAGATCCTCGTGAAGAAGGGGATCATCACCGCGGACGCCCTCGCCGGCGCCGGCAAGCTGAACCCGAAGCAGGCCGACCGCTTCCTGGACTACGTCTTCGACCTGTCGAAGCTGAAGAACATCGCCCGCATGGTGAAGTTCTCGCCCGAGTCGATGGAGATCGACCGGATCGGGATCGGGGACCGCGTCGCGTGGCCGAAGGCCCTCGCGAAGGCCCCGCAGGTGCGACAGGGCGTATCGCACTCGAAGATCGCCCTGACCCCCGTCGAGGTGATCGTTCCCTTCGAGATCGGGCAGGTCTACAAGGAGATCAACATCGAGGGCGACAAGGTCGAGGATCACATCGTCCAGTTGTTCGCGAAGCAGTTCAACAACAACCTGGAGCAGATGTATATCCGGGCCGACACCCTCGGCGAGGCCGTCCTCGAAGGCGACTTGATCGACGGCGGTTCGACGACCGGGTACATCAAGGATCCGCTCATGGCCCTGATCACTGGCTGGCTCCGTCGGGCCGACGCCTCGAACCTCGTCGACAACGGCGGGGTGAACGTGTCCGACTCGACGTTCGGCGCGATGCTCCGGGCCCTGCCCGAGAAGTACAAGCGGGACCTCGATCAGATGGTGTTCCTCGCGCCGTCGAACCTCGAACAACTGTACCGCGAGCGCACCGGGACCCGGGCGACGCCCGCCGGTGACGAGGCCCGGTCGAGCCGGGGTCGCCTGACCCCGTACGGCGTGACCCTCGACACGATCCCGCTCATGCAGTTCTACCCGACGATCGTCGAACACCTCACGATGCCGGGCGGCGCGACGCCGGTGTCCCTGCGGTACAACCCGGTCCTCGCCGGGTCCGACGTGGTGACCCTCCAGACCCTCGACCTGACCCCGACCCTGCCGTACACCGGCGGGGGCGTCGACTACACGTTCGACGACGTGAACGGGACGATCACGCCCGCCGCCGCCCTGTTCGGCGCGAACGTGAAGGTGACCTATCAGGCGTTCCCGCAGGTCCTGCTGACCGTCCTGAACAACCTGATCGTCGGGATCGGTCGCGACATCACCGTCGAGCGTGCGCGCGACATCTACTCGCTGACCGATCAGTGGGTCATGCACGCGAAGGTCGCCGTCCAGATCGAGAACGACGAGGCGATCGTGAAGGCGCACAGCATCGGCGACGACATCTAGTTCGCCGCCGGTGTTCCATGCAACAGAGCCGGCCCGGGACGGTCCCGGGCCGGCCGTCGCATGATACAGACCGCCGTGAATTGCGAGGTGACAACATGGCGAAGGAAACCGTCAAGATCATCCTCCGAGGCGCCGCCTCGGTGACCCCCCCGAACTCGCGACGGAAGATCCTGAAGGATCGACCGATCGACACCTCCGACCCGGCCCTGATCCGGTACTGTCGGTCCCGGCCCGGCCTGTTTCAGGTCCTCGACGCGGAGGGGATTCGCACCGAGGAAGCGGTTCAGGCGAGGAAGGCCGTCCTCGCGCGCCGCCGTTCGGGCATGGGATCATCGGTCCCGGCCGAGTCGCGAGTTCAGCCCGCGCCGGGTTCGGCCGCGAACGCCCCCGAGCCCGAGGCGGGATCGACCCCTCAGAGGCCCGAGGACGCCGCAGGAACGCCGTCGACCCCCTCGCCCGACCCGACCCCTTCCGACGAGGACGACGGCCCGGAGACGGGCGATGTCGAGCCCGTGGCGAGCGCGCCCGCGAAGCCGGCCCGGAAGACCCCCGCGAAGCGCAAGCCCGCGAAGGCCTCGAAGGCGAAGACCGCCCGCAAGCCCGCGACGAAGCGCAAGCCCGCGAAGCGCAAGGCCGCCGCGAAGGCCTCGAAGTAGGGAGGACCCCCGATGCCGAAGTTCCTGTTCACCGGACGCCCCCCGCAGCAGGTCGAGTTCCCCCCCGAGGCGAGCGATCGCAAGGGGGCCGCGCACTTCCGGCCCGGTCAGGTGATCGCCCTGACCCGGGCGGAGGTTCTGTGGATCACCTCGCACAACCCGCGCCTCGCCGCGCGCCTGAAGATCGTCGGGCCCGAGGACAAGGTCGAGGACGGCGACGAGGTCGCCCCCAAGCCGGCCGACCCATGGGCGAGCGTACGCGAGGCCCCGACGCCGGCCGACGAGGCGAAGGCCGAGGCCGGCGACGACGAGGCCGCCCCCGAGGACGAACCCGAGCCCGAGCCCGACGAGGGCAAGCGGAGGAAGCGTGCCAGCAAGCGCAAGGGCAAGGGCAAGGGGAAGGGCAAGGCCTCGGCCGACTAGACCGGCCGAGTTCCGCCTGAACCTCGCCGACGGCCGCACCCTCCGCGCCCGACTCGACACGCCCGAGGGGCGCAACGAGTGGGCGCGCCGCCTTGCCGATCCCGAGTTCCATGAAACGATCACCGGCGCCGCCGTCCTGTTCGACGGGGTGACGCACGCCCTGCCGGCGCCCCGAGGGTTCAGGTCCCTGCGATGGAACCTCGAACAGGTCGAGGACGGCGACCGGGTTCTCGGGTGGCGCGTTACGTGTTACGCCGACGGGATCAGGTCCTCGATCCTCGTGTACTCGAACGGATCGAACCGACTCGCGCGAACTGACGTTCGGCGAGTCGGCCGACTGAGGTATGATCCAGGGGCGGAGGTAGGACGGTGACGACGTTCCTCGGCGAGAATCAGGCGAACGACGAACGACACCTCGCGTTCGCGTACGTCGACGGCGACGGGTGGCTTGACACGCCCGACGAGATCGGGTTCAGGGTCCTCGACGAAACGGGCGTTCAGGTGTACCCGGCCGCGCCGCCCTCGTTCGAGGACGTGTCGACGACCGGCCTCGTCGACGTGGGATACTACACCGCGCCCGGGAACCCGGCCGGCGGGTGGGGCCTGACCGTCGATACACGATACACCCTCGAATGGCGATACAAGGAACCCGCCGGGTCGGTATACCTGTACCGCCGCGAGGTGTTCGACGTGGTCGAGGACAAGTTCGCCGTCGGATTCAAGGCCTACACGTCGCCCCTCGACATTCGGAACGCCGGGGTCCTCGTGACCGACCTGTCGGACGAACGGATTATCGTCCTGTTGCCCCTCGTTCAGCAGTTGATCGAGCGGGCCTGCCGGCAACCCTTCAGGATGATCCGTGCGACAAGCCGATTCGACGGGACGCACTCGCCCCTGTTGCCCCTGTCGATCCCGATCGTCGGGATCGAGTGGGTCAGGTACAACGACAGCGACGACGACGCCGATCACGAGTTCGTGAAGGTGTACGCCGGGCGCGAGTTCCCCGACGACCGGACGAACCCCCGGATCAAGCTAGTCGGGGGGACCTCGTCGGTGTTCCCCGTGTGGACCCGGAACTTCAGCGAAACCCCCCTCCGGTTCCTCGCCGGCAAGCAGAACCAACGAATCAAGGGTGTTTTCGGATACCTCGAACCCGACGGGTCGGTCCCGGCCCTGATCTCGGAGGCCGCCTTCCGCCTGTTCATGGGGAACGCCGAACCGATGCCGGCCGGGGGCGGGGGCGGGTCAACGCCGGCCGGGGCGATCGTGAAGGAAAAGACCGACCGACACGAGATCCAGTATTCAGCGTCGGGCGCCTCGGCGACGAATCAGTTCGCCCTGTTCGTCGATAGTTACACCGAGGAAATCCTCGGAATGTATAAGGGGCCGCGACACGTCGGCGCCCCGATCGTTCAGTGGGAGGGATAGGTGCCGATCCCTCGCCTGATACACCCGATCACGATCGAGATCGAACCGTCGCAGAAAACGGCGACCGCGTACGACGACGACGCCGCCGAGCCCGTGCGACAGGTGAAGCGCGACACGACGATCACGACGAAGGCGCAGATTCAGTGGTACAGGGAAGATCAGGCCGTCGCCCGAGACGGGGGCCGGGCCGAGACGGACGACGGTTATGTTCTGTTCCTGACCCGAACCCTGAACGCCCTCGGGTACGCGCCCGCCCTCGGCGACCGCGTGAAGCGGATCGGGACCGGGGCCTACGCCCGCGATGTCGACCTCTATTTCACGTATCTCGAACCTTGCGGGCATTACCCGGGGCAAGACGGTAACACGTTACTCCTTTGCGGGTTCCGCGACCGACAACCGACGAGGTCGCACTCGTGACCGCAACCGTCCGATTCACCCGGGGCCTGAAGACCCTGATCGGTATGACGAACCCGACTCGGTTCGGCCCGATCCTCGACGGCGAAATGAAGCGGGCGAACTTCGTCCTCGGCGCACAGGTACGCCGGGAAATGCGACGCCGGATCAACGAACGCCGATACCACGCGAACGCCGCCCTGACGACGTTCATCAAAGGGTCGACGAAACCCCTCGCCGACGACGGCGACCTGTTCGGCGATCTGTCGATCAAGGTCGTCTCGGCCGAGCAGGTCGAGATCGGGATCATGCGTTCGTCGAGGTCGGCGAACGTCGCCGCGATCGTTCACGAAGGGGCGGTCGTCCCGATCACCGAACGTATGCGGGCGATGTTCAAGTATCTGTCACTGAAATCTCACGGCCGAAACGTGCAACTGAAAGGGCGCGCCCTCGAACTGTGGGGACGCCGACCGGAGGGCGGGTGGAAGGGGTTTCGCCGTGACCGGAACGAGATCATCATTCCGCCTCGCCCGTTCGCCGAGTTCGTGTTAGAACCCGAGTGGCTCGCGAAGGCGCAGGAACAGTGGGGCCGCGCGATCGATCGGGCCTTCAGGAAGTTCCGCAAATGACGACTCGTTTCATGATTCACTGTTTCGAGTTCGTCGCCGACCGGCGAAGCGAGTTCACCGTGTCGGACCCCGCCCTGATTCATGTATCTGCCGACAACGACGCCCGCCTGAAACTCGGGAAGGATCAGTTCGGCCGGTACCGGTACCCAACCGACGCCGACGTGTGGATCAGGACCCCCCTGTTCGAGCCCGAGGGCGCCCGGGCGTGGAACCTGATCCAGGTCGACGCCGACACCCCCGTCGACCTGACCCTCGCCGAGGTCACCTCCGTCGAGTACCGCCTTCGCGACGAGACGGGTTCGGAGTGGTACTGGACGGGCGCCGCGTGGGCCGCCGCCGGCCCCTCGGATTGGAACACCCTCGCCGAGGTGAACGCGAACCTCGCCTCGTTCTGGACCTCGACCCGCCGGGCGATCTCGTTCGTCCTGAACCTCGCGACGACCGACGGCGAGTACACCCCTCGGGTTCGGTATCTCGTTCTCGCGTACACGTGCGCGTTCGAGTCGGTCGACGAGGAACTGTTCATTCGGGGCCTTGTCCCGACCCTGAAGGAAGCGATCCGCCCCGTCGGCGAGTTCAGGTTCGACTCGACGAACTCGAACCCCGAGGTGTTACCTGAAACCGAGGCGCCGATCGATGTCGTCGACGTGGTCGAGGTGTACGACGAGGTCGCCGACCCGTTGCATGAAACAAACCTGCGGGCAAGCTACAACCCGACGACCCGCGAGATCGGACTGACCGCCCCGATCCCGGCCGGGCAGAACCGCTGTCATGCGCGATTCACGTATCGGCCGTTCGTCGCGATCCGGGTGAATCAGGACGTGATCGATCCCGAGTTGACGCCAGCGATCCTCGTGACCGCGATCGAATCGGTTTCGTCGGCCCGTCGCATGAATCGGAACGCCGTGATCGACGTGACCGTCGACCCGCCCGCCGGGATCGTTTGGCCCGGTCAGAGGCAGACGACGTACCGGGTCGACCTGTTGTTCACCGCGCCCCTACTTGTCGACCTGCAACGATTGAGACAAAAATTCCAGGCCTGGATCGATGCGACAGCGCAGATCACCTTGCCGGCCCTCGGCGAGCGGGTCGACGTGAAGCTGATCGATCCGTACACCGGCCTCGGCCCTCCGAACCTTCAGGATTCCCGAACGGTTCGGTGTGTGATAGAAATTGCAAACGTGATCCAGTGGGATCAGCCCGCGGTCGTCGCAGGTGACCCGAGTCACCCGGGCGAAGGTTACGCCGTGAAAAAGGCGGTCGTCGCCGCGGATCTCGGTGCCACGGAGGAAACCTTCACCATCGAGTAACGGGAGGTAACAAGTAACATGGCACTTCAGCGACGCTACGGCCCGACCCTCGGCGCGGGTGTGGTCCTGATCGAGACTCCGCCCGACCGGCAACTTCAGCCCGCCCCCCTCGGTTCGATCGGATACGCCGGTATCCTCGAAAAGGGGGCCGTCGGCGAGTTGCTTCATTGCCCGAACCTCGCCGCCTTCCGGCGCGTGTGCGGGGGCCTGATCGAGGACGACGACACGCCCGCCGCCGCCGTCGATTTCTACAACCTCGGCGACGGCGCCGGCGAGGGGTGGTTCGTTCGGATCACCGACGGATCGGAACTCGCCGCGAAGCTGCTGTGTTACACGAAACAGACCGGCCGGTACTTCTACACCGGCAAGGATGCCGATCCCCTGTACGACGAGGTCCCCCGCCCGGCCCTGCTGATCGAGGCCGAGAACGGCGGGACGTGGGCCGGTCGCCGGCGCCTGATTCAGGGCGACGTGACGAACCCGCCCCCGTCGGCCGACGTGACCGCGACGACCCTGTCGACCGGGATCGCCACGATCCCGACCCGGTCGGGGACCCGCGCCCTGCTCGACGACGAGTGGAAGGGCGGGACGGTCGAACTCGAAGGGGTGACCGACCGCACCTACGAGATCATCGGCAACGACACCGCCGGTGTCGTCGAGGTGTCGGCCGATGCCGACATGGCCGCCGATCTCGCCGCCGGCGCCGACCCGACGAACCCGACCTTCCGCCTCCGGGTCCCGCATCGCCTTCAGTACGAAGACGACCGCGTGACGAAGGTGTGCGAGGTCCGGTTCAAGCGGGGCGAGGAAGATCAGGCCGCCCTGTTCGGCCTCGAAGTGTACGTCGACGGGTCGAAGGTCCTCGACTACCCGAACCTGTCGCTCGACCCGACCTCGAAGTACCACGTCGAGGGCGTGATCAACGACGACCCCTCGAACACCGAGATCACCGTGACCGACCTCTATACGGGGGCATACGCGGAGAAGTTCCAGCCCGCCGATTGGTTCGGCGAGTTGATCGGCCTGTCGGGCGGGACCCTGACGATCGATCCGTTCCAGGTGATCGAGCAGACCGGGACCGGCGACGGGTACGTGTCGGGGTTCGTCGACTCGGCCGCGACCGAGGCCCTGAAGCGTATGCGGGTCGAGATCACCCTGACCGGCGCCGCCGCCTTCGATGTCGAGGTGACCGAGGGCGAGGGCGAGATCGTGATCGACGACCTCGCCGCCGGGGCCGTCGGCGCGCCGTACACGATCCCGGGCCCGTGGGGGTTCACCTTCACGGTCACGGCCGGGGGCGTGCCCTTCGTCCTCGGCGACACGATCACGTTCCTCGTTCGGCCCCTGCCGACCGACGTGAACGACGACGGCCTGCTCGCCGGGCGGTTCGTCGCCCCCGACCACGCGAGCAACCCGAATACCCTGTTCAGGATCAAGTCGAACACCGACAGGACCCTCGACCTCGACTCGGCCCCCGCGGTCGGGTCGGCCGCCTTGCCGGCGACGTTCGATTTCACGCCTCCGGGCGGGTTCCCCTGTACCGTGATCGCCGGCCCGGGTGGTAACGACGAGTTCGATTTCGACATCGATACCTCGGGCGAGGGGACGATTCTGAACGTGCCCTCGGGCGGGGTGAACGTGATCGCCGCCGGCGCGTACGCCGACGCCGCCCTGCTCGCCGCCGCGATCGAGGCCGCATGGGTCGCCGCGGGTGGGCCCGCGGGCGCGTGGACCGGCGACGCCGCGACCGGGGTCCTGACGTACACCGAGCCGACCGCCGGCCTCGCCGGGTACCATTCGCGGATCACCGCGAACGCGGTCGCCGACTCGTGTTACACGCTACTCGGGATCGACACCGCCCTCGGCGCGATCCCGGGAACCGAGTGGGGCGCCCTCGGGACCGAGGTCAGGATCGAGGGCGGGTCGGAACTGCTAGGCGGGTACGACGGGATCGCGAACGTCGCCGACGCCGACTACCTCGCCGCCTTCGCCCTCGGCGGTTCCTCGCCGTGGGAACGCCTGATCAACCGGAACGCCGGCCTCGTGAAGTTCGCGACGCCGGGGATCACCTCGTCGACCGTGGTCAAGGCCGGCCTCGCGTACGCCGAGGCCCGGAATTATCAGTTCCGGGTCGAGATCCCGGCGACCGTGACGACCGAGGCCGCCGCGATCGACTGGATCAACGACACGATCGGCCGGAACGATTTCGGTGTGACATCGTGGCCGTCGTTCGGGTATATCCCGAACCCGATCGGCGGGAACACCCTCGTCCTGCAAACGCTGACCGGGATGATCCAGGGGCGCGAGGCCCTCGTCGCCGGCGCGTATCAGGGCTATCACAAGGTCGCCGCCGGGATCGACGTGACCCTGCCGAACCTCGTCGAGTTGCCGACCGGCGAGGCCGTCCTCGACGAGGAGGCCCTGAACCCGCAGGGGATCAACGTGATCAAGAAGATGCGAGGGAACTTCGTCCTGTGGGGCGCGAGGACGATCGCCCTCGACCCCGGGTGGAAGTGGAAGCAGCAGCGCGAGACGATGTCGCACTACGAACACATCCTTCAGGAACAGTTCGATTACATCATCTTCGCGATCAACGACCCGATCACGTGGCAGGAATTGCTCGCCGTGTTGCGGGCGTTCTTCCTGCCCGAGTGGACGAAGCGCGCCCTCCGCGGGAACACCTTCGACGAGGCCGCCTCGTTCAAGATCGACAGCGAGAACAACACGAACCTGACGATGGCCGCCGGCGACCTGAACGCGGAGATCAAGCTGCGCCTCGCCGACACCGTCGAACGGTTCATCATTCGGATCGGGAAGGCCGGGATCTTCGAGGACCTGTCGGCCTGATACAGGAAACACAACCTCGGGGCCGCGGGTGTAACGTGAAACACCCCGGCCGCCCGGGGAATTGGAGGGTGTCACGATGCCGATCAAGGGCATGATCCAGGATGACCATATCCCGGTGAACAAGTATCAGTTGATCGTTCCCGGGTTGCCCGACCTGACCCTGACCACGGTCGGCGGGATCGAGGAAGAACTCGAAGTGGCCGAAATGCCCGATCGGTCGATGCGACCGGGCGGGACGACGAAGGCCGTCGAGTTCACCGCGACGCAGCCCGCGCACCACACCTCCGAGATCGCCGCCATGGAGGCATGGTTCGCCGAGTGTCAGGACCCGGTCACGCCGACCTGTCGCAAGGCGGGAACTCTGCTCATGCAGTCGGGCACGGGCGCGACGATCCGGTCGTTCTCGCTCGTGAACCTGTTCCCGTTCAAGCGGGCGACGCCGGATCTCGACATGGCGAACGAGGGCGAGGCCGCCCTCCTGACCTGGACGTTCAAGGCCGACACGATCCTGCCGGCCTGACCTCCGGGTCCTGTTACTTGAAACCGTCTCACAGCGCCGGGCACGGACCCGGCGAACTGGAGGTGTAGCATGGAACGAACGACTCTCGCCGAACAGGGCGCCCGCCTTCCGATCGGTCACCTCGTCGAGGAACCCGACAAGTTCGAGGGGGGCCTCGCCTGCCGCCCTTGGCGCCTGAAGGAAGAACGCGAACTCGGGAAGATCCGATCCGACAAGGATCAAACGTCGGGGCAGTACGCCTCGGCGATTCTCTGTTACATGCTGACCGTGTTCGGCAAGTTCAAGAACTTCGGCGAGTTGCCCGAACACGAGAAACGCCTGATCGTGAATCAGGCGCCCCTCGCCGATGTCCTGTTCGCGTACGTGTGGCTCCGTACGCAGGCCCTCGGGACCCGCGTGAAGATCGACACGTCCTGCGAGTTCTGTCGCGCCCCGATCCCGTGGAAGGCCGACCTCGGTTCGATGGAGATCGACCGGATCGAGGGCCCCGAGGATCTCGTCGTCGAACACGAACTCCGCGACGGGATCGAGATCAACGGGAACCTGTATCGTGAAATCAAGATCGGGCCGCCCCTGTGGGCCGTGTTCGAGCAGGTCAACCCCGACGAGGCGAGCGGGTTCGGCCTCGGCGAAATGAAGGCCCTCATGATCCGGTCGGGGATCAAGGCGGTCAAGGGGATCGACAACCTGATCCTGACCGCCGATCACCTCGATACGATGTCGAAGTTCGACCTCGAACACGTGAACCACGTGATCGAGGATCGGACCCCGGGCCCCGAACTCGTGTTCGAGATCAAGTGTGGTCGGTGTCGCAGGAAATTCCAGCAGGCGATCGATTGGAATTACGACGCTTTTTTCGGGCAATCTTCCCTCTGGTAGACCCGGAGGGATTGGAGGAACAACTGTTCGCCCTGTACTATCTGTCGAAGGGTGTCACGTACGGCGACGCCCTCGGGATGAACAGGGAAGAACGCGAGTGGCACCTTCGCCGAATCACGAAACAGAAACGCGACGAGGTGAAGGCGATCAAGCGCGGTAACAAGTAACACCGGAAGGGATCGAGAACATGGCACTTCGGGCAGTCGCGGTTCACGTCGGCGCCGTGTTCAACGTTCGATCCGGTCGAGCCCTCGCCGGCCTTCGGAAACTCGGGAACGGGTTCCGCCGCCTTCAGCGACGCGCATCGAAGATCAAGGGCGCCCTCCGCGGATTCGGGTCGAGCCTGACCCGCCTCGCGACCGGGGGGATCTTCGCCTCCGTCGGCCTCGGGTTCGCCTTCCGATCGGCCGCACAGTTCGAGTCACAGATGTCGAAGGTTCAGGCGGTCGTCGAGGTCGCCGGCGGTAGCATGGAAGGGATGGAGGCGAAGGCGAAATCCCTCGGGGCGACGACCGTGTTTTCTGCTACACAAGCGGCCGAGGGTATGGAACTCATGGCCCGGGCGGGGTTCGAGACGGGCGAGATCCTCGGGGGGATCGACGGTATCCTCGCCGCCGCCGCCGCGGAGGGGATCACCCTCGCGCAGGCGACCGATGTCGTCGCGAACACCCTGAAGGGCATGGGGATCGAGGCGCAACACGCCTCCGAGGTCGCCGACATTCTCGCCCTGACCTCGGCGAAAACGAACTCGACGATCCTGTCACTTGGCGAGGGGATGAAGTTCGTCGCGCCGAAGGCCCGGCAGATGAACGTCTCGGTTCAGGAAACCGCCGCCGCCCTCGGCCTGTTGCACAACGCCGGCCTGAAGGGGACCCTCGCGGGGACCGGCCTGAATACCATGTTGACGAAACTCGCGAAGCCGTCCGACACGATCACGAAAAAGATGGGGGAACTCGGGATCACGTTCCAAGACGCGAACGGAAACATGCTACCGCTGTTCGAGGTCCTGACGAACCTGTCGGGGGGCCTCGACAAGATGGGCGGTAACATGGAACAGGCCGCGTTCCTGACCGAGTTGTTCGGCCTTCGTGGGGAAAAGGCCGCCGCGAACCTCGTCGGTGTGTTCCAAGAACTGAACGGCGAAACCGGGACCCTCGTCGACGACCTGATCAACGCCCGAGGCGCGGCCGAGAAAATGGCCGAGATCCGCCTGAATAATCTACTCGGGCAGTTGACATTGGCGAAATCGGCCGCCGAGGGCCTGTTCATCGAAATGTTCGCGATCGTCGGGCCGACGATGACCTCGGGCGTGAAGCGGTTCGTCGAGGCCCTTCAGGGAATCGTTCTCGTGTTTCAGAACGCCGAGGCCGCCGAGGAAGCGTTCGCCTCCGGGGTCGGCGGGGATTTTGCCGAACTCGGCCCGAACTTGCTCGCGTTCGCCCTCGGGATGCGCGACGCCTTCGTCGACCTCGTGAACCTGTCGCAGAAATTGTCGGGGTTCATCGGCCGGATCACCGAGGCCCTCGGGTTCGGGTTCGGGTCCGACTCCCTCCGCAACATGGCCCGGGCCGGGACCCTCGGGTTCCTGCTCGTCGCCGTCCTCGGGACCCTGTCGGGCGCCTTGCTCGCCGTCGCGACCCTTGTCGGCGGGGTGATCGCCGTGTTCGGTTCGGCCCTGTCGACGATTGCCGCCGTCGGCGCCGCCCTCGTCGGGATCTTCGGAGTCGCGATCGCCGCCGTCGCCGGCGCCCTGTTCCTGCTGAAGGGCGAGGGCGAATCATGGGGCGACGTGTTCGCGAAGGTGATCCGGTACATCGTCGGCGTGTGGGACATCGCCGTCGAGCGGGTCGGGGTGTTCGTCGACGGCCTGAAACGTGGGTTCATGCCCGTCCTCGAAACCCTGTCGGCCGCGTGGTTCCGAATCCGCGAGGCGATCGTCGGCGCCTTCACCGAGTTGTTCGGGAACGCCCGGGTCGGGACCGTCTCGGTCGACGAACTGGCAAACGCGGGCCTGCGCGTGGGCGAGTTCCTCGCGAGCGCCGTCGAGGTCGCCGTGACCGCGATCGAGAACTATCTCGTTCCCGCGATTGTCACCATGATCGACCTGTACGGGAAATCACAGCAGGCGATCTATCGGGTCGGGACCTTCCTGTTCAACGTGGGGACGATCGCCTTCGCCGTCGGCGAGACGATCGGCGGGATCATGGTGAAGGTCGGGTCGGCGATCGCGAAGTTCCTGATCGGCCCCCTCGAAACCGTGTGGAACCTGTTTACAGGAATCGCCGAGATCATCGCGACGAAGGTGAACCCGGCAACGGGCAAGATGGGATCGAAGTTCGCGGTCGTCGGGCAGGTGATCCGCGAGCGCCTGATCGAGCCCCTCGTCGAGTTCATGCGTACCCTGTGGACGATGGTCAAGGGCGCCCTCGCCGTGGTCGGCGAACAGGCCCTCCGAGCGATCGGCCTGACCCCCGAGGACCTGAAATCTGTCGAGGAACTGTTTGGGCCGACCGTGAAGGAAACCGGCCTCCGCGAGAAACTCGACGCGAGGACCCGGGGCGACAACGAACGCAAGCGGGGCGCGTGGTTCGGCGCCGCGAACGAGGCCCTCGAAGCCGACAAGGCCGCGAAGGAATCCGAGGGCCTACTCGGGCAGGGCCTGAAGGAAGCCCTCGCGCAACGCCCCGACGTGAACGTGACCGTCCCTGTCGAGGTCGACGGCCGCGAGGTCGCGGTCGCGACGGCCCGGGTTCAGAAAGAGGCCGCCGAACGATCGGGCGCGCGCCTGACCCCGTGGCAGGGGCGGCGCATTTGGGAACTCGGCGCCCTGCCGAACGCCTCGTGACCCTCGGGGCCCTCAGAGGGCCGTGAAGGGGCGCGAGGTCCTCGGGAAGGGGTGAGGTCGAGCAACAGGACGAACGGCCCTCACAGGGCGCCCTCGGGCCTCTGAGGGGCGAAACAGACGGAGGTGAACGCCGTGGGCGTCGCGAAACTACTGTCGGGCCTCGTGACGTGGTCCCTCGTGACCCTGGATCAGGTTCCCCCCGTCGAGGTGTCGGGCGA